CTAAACAAGGTTATATTGATATTCCTAAAGGTTCCGGAGTGGATTTAACACAACCAAATTCAGAAACGCGTAGATGTCGTTTAATGGATGATAAATCTAATTGTTTAATGGCAGGAAGTCAAGAGCATTATGTCTTCACAGGTGAAGATATACGATATTTTACACAAACAGAACTCGAAAGATTGCAAGGCATTCCAGGGGGATATACTAAAATGCTTTCAAGGAATCAAGCAGCTAATTTAATTGGGGATGGTTGGACTATTCCTGTAATCGAACATATATTTAGAGGATTAAAATGAATGAACGAATAAAGAACTTAAAAGAGACAAGCGGATCTATTCCGATATACATTGCGAAGATAGCGATTGAATACGGTAAAAGACTAAGTTATTGTAGCGTATGTTATCTTGAATGTGACAACAGCTGTATGTTCCTGAAGTATAAGAACGATCTAAAAAAAGAACTATATACTTATACAGGAGAAGTATTATGAAAAAATGCAGAGAGTGCGGAAGCTTCTTAAAAGAATTTAGAGATCAGACAGACAAAGACGGTAACACATATCATTTAATTAAATGTAGTAAATGCTCAATATCGGTTTATTCTTCCAAGTCAATAACTAACTGCCGGAATAAGTGGAACGAATTAAACAAACCATTAACTTACCGAGATCATGCAGAGAGGCTAATGAGTAAGCTTACAATACGACCTCACGATCCTGAGAATGATATTGATAATTGTATTGAGATAATAGAAAAGTATCTGGAGAATCTATGAAAAAAGTTAAAGTAATATGCCCGAATTGTAACGGTATAGTTCCCGCAGAAGTTGGAAGCGACCCGACAAATACAGGATTTTATCATACTTATATTGCTGAATGTCAAAACTGCGATTATATAATCATGGAATCTGAATGGGATGAAATAGAAAAGATTTAACTTGACAATGTAAAATTAAAGTATTAAGTTTAAACAACTAAACAGGAGAATAAATGGATTATAAAACATTCATAGAAAGTAAGAAACATAAGATTGTCAACTTTGGAATAGATGCTAAATTCTATCCTGAAAAGATGTTTGACTTTCAGAAATATGTTTCTGAGTATGCGATCAAGAAAGGTCGATGTGCTGTATTTCTTGATACCGGACTCGGTAAGACTATTATAGAATTGACGGTTGCAAAGAATTACATAACAGAAACGAACAAGCCTGTATTGATAATAACACCTTTAGCGGTTGCATATCAGTTTATTAAAGAGGCTGAGAAGTTCGGAATAGATGATATTGAATATTCAAAAGACGGTAAATACAAAAGTAAAATAGTAGTATGTAATTATGAGAGACTACATTACTTTAATCATTCTGACTTTGATTGTGTTATACTTGATGAAAGTTCTATCTTAAAAAACTTTGACGGTAAAATAAAGGGTCAAGTTACTGCATTTATGAAGTCTGTCAAATACCGTTATTTGTTTACAGCTACTCCAAGCCCTAACGACTTTATAGAACTCGGAACAAGTTCAGAGGCTTTAGGATATTTGGGTTATATGGATATGCTTCAAAAATATTTTGGCAATAATGAAAATAATATTAGACCACAAGAGATTGCTACTAAATGGTATTTAAAACCTCACGCAAAAGAAGATTTTTTTAAATGGGTTAGTTCATGGAGTATATCAATGCGTAAGCCTTCTGATCTTGGATTTGATGATACAAGATTTATTTTACCTGAATTAAAGATAAATTATCATTCAGTTAAAAATGAACGAAACTTTTGTATTGACGGTCAATATATGTTGTTTAATCAAATAGCTAAGACAATGACAGAAGTCAGAGAAGAACAAAAATTAACACAAGAAGAAAGATGTGAACAAGCTGTATATTTAGCAGAAAAACATGATACCTCCGTTTATTGGTGCAATTTTAACAATGAGGGGGATCTGTTAGAACAGCTTGATAATACAGCATATCAGATTAAAGGTTCAATGAATATTGATAAAAAAGAAGAGATGTTAATTGCTTTTTCAAAGGGAGAGATTAAAAAACTAATAACAAAGGCAAAAATGACCGCTTTTGGTTTGAATTGGCAACATTGCAATCATACTATTTACTTTCCGACTTGGAGTTATGAACAGTATTATCAAGCTATAAGACGGTTCTGGAGGTTCGGACAAACAAAGCCTGTTATAGTTGATATGGTACATTCAGACGGTCAAAAAAGGGTTATTGACGCTCTTAATCTTAAAACACAAAAAGCAATAGAATTATTTAGCTTATTAAACTCCAATTTGCATAGTGCAGCAATATTAGAAAAGAGAGAAGATTTTATAAATCAAATAATAAAACCTAATTTTATAACAGGAGTGTAACATGGTAAAGAATCAAGTAGTAAACGAAAAGTATGCAATCTATGAAAGTGACTGTATGTACGTGCTTCCATCAATTCCTAAAAATAGCATTGACTTATCGGTTTATTCTCCACCGTTTGCAGGATTGTATAATTATTCAAGCCATGAAAATGACTTTAGTAATTGTGAAACAAGAGAGCAATTTTTAGATCAGTACGAGTTTTTGATTAAAGAGATTGCAAGAGTAACAAAACCAGGAAGAATTACGGCTGTACACTGTCAGGATATATTAACAAATACAACGCTTCATAATCTATGGGACTTCCCTCATGAAATAATTAAATTACATGAAAAATATGGCTTTCATTATCGCAATCGTATTACGATATGGAAAGAACCACTAGAAGTAAGAATGAGAACAATGGTTAAATCCTTAATGCATAAAATGATTGTTGAAGATAGTACTAAATGTTATACAGCAGTTCCTGATTACGTTTTAATATTTGCTAAAGCCGGAGAAAACAAAAACCCAGTAACTCACGAAAAAGGTTTGACTGAATATTATGGTAATACTCCGATGCTTCCTGAAATGGAAAAGAAATACGGAACATTTGAAGATTTAAGAAGAAAATACAGAGGTCATAAAGATCCAAAAAGCAATAAATATAGTCATGTTATTTGGCAACGGTATGCATCTTCTGTTTGGGATGATATAGACGGAAAAAACGTATTACCTTTCAGAGACTCAAAAGACGAAGACGATGAAAAGCACGTACACCCTTTGCAACTTGATGTTATTATGCGATTAGTTGAGTTATATTCTAATCCCGGTGAAAGTGTATTGACTCCGTTCATGGGTGTTGGTTCTGAGGTTTACGGTGCTGTAATGCTTGATCGTAAAGGAATAGGAATTGAACTTAAAGATACTTACTTTAAACAAGCTACAATAAATCTTTCAAATGCAGTAGAGAAAAAGAAAGTAGATAGCGGACAGCTTTTTTAACTTGACATTATATGATTTATTTCGTAACTTAAGAACAACAAACTGCGAAAGGACACATGAAAATTGAAATCACAAATATTACATAACAGATCAGGGCGGTCAAATCCTTTCGCAGAGGTGGTATTTTTACCATGCTCCGCCCTGTGTATTTATAAAAAAAGCGAAAGGAGAAAAACATGAGAGAGTCAAGAGAAGTCAGAAAGATGATAAGTTTATTAACTGAAAGATTAGAGTTAATAAAAAAACTTAATGACAACGCTGAGCAACTAAATACAGAAAGTAATCATTTGGAGTACGGTTCTTATGATGATGAAGAAACAAGTTATTGCAATGCGCATTTAAGTACTTTAGAATGGATGATTGAAGGTGAATAAAGATAAAGGGTTTATAGTTCTTCATAGAAAGCTGTCAGATCATTGGTTGTGGTCTGACAGACCTTTCACTAAAGGTCAAGCATGGATTGATATACTATGGGAATGCAACCACACAGAAAGACCTGTATTGATAAAAAGTACTGTAATTATTTGTAAAATAGGTGAGTGTTTAAACTCTTTAGATACATGGTCAAAAAGATGGGGATGGTCAAAGTCTAAAGTTAGAAGGTTTTTAGAATTGTTAAAAAAAGAGAACATGATTGAATTAAAACCGACACAGCAAACGACACACATAAGTATAGTAAATTACGGTACTTACCAAACGCAACGAAACTCTAAAAAAACGCAAACGAAACGCAAACGAAACGGAAGTGAAACGGAAGTGGCACTAAACAATGAATTAAACAATGCTAACCATTTAAACAATGAAGAAGAAAAAGATAAAAAAGAAATTATTCCACTTCCTTCCGAACAAGAACTAAAACAAATATTCTTTACTGAGTTAGTTAAAAAATGTAAGAAACGAAATATAAGCTATAGAGATTTGAACTATAACAGAGCAATGGATCAGTTTGATGTATATGTAGATTATTGTAAGAAGTATCACGGAACTGCAAAGAGTTATAGTGATTATCCCGGAGCATCAAGAACATTTATGAGAGAACTTGATAAGCTTGTATTAAAATCTTATGAGGATAACACTAAAGAATTACCTGACTTTACTATCTGCGGTGGTGTTTATAAAGCTATAGAAGAGGATGATGATATGAATAGATATATGTGTATTAAGTGTGGAAATAAAGAGATGTATAAGCCAGAAAAATGCTTAAGGGATGTAAAATAGGAGAAAACGTGGAACAAATGAACGAAGTAATAAACTCAGTATATAAAGCACCGTCAAGGCGTTATGATTATATAGGTAAGTGGTTTATATGTGAAGAGTTACCTGTTAAGATCACAGCAATTAACAAAGGTATATTGACAATAGAAGCACACGGAGAGTCTTCAGAATGTAAGTTTGCAGATCTTGAGATATTACCTTACAAAACTAAAACCGATATAAACAAGCTAAGGTATGAAGTAAACAAAGAACAAAGGCTCTGGGATAAATGTAAAGAACCGTTTAACGAGACAAAAAAAATAGAATGGTTAAGAAATGAATATCGTAATTGGTTGACTCTTAAGTCATGGGGGTATTTGGATCAGTACAAAGAATTTTATCATTATTACAAGAACTTTGTTAAGCTTGTAGAAGATAGGAATGTGATTTATGAGAAGTATCAAATAGCTAATTATGGAAGTATTGAATAATGGATATGACTAAAAGAGCAATGTTGATATAACGGACATGATTAAAAGGAGGTTTGACAAATGATAGAGAGAACGGAAAAAGAATTTGCTTTAGTTGAAAAAGCTAATCGCAGATTATGTAAAACCAACAGAGATCTTAGAGAAAATCTTTCAGAGTGGGAAAAAATGTTTAATGAACAGCAAGAAATTATAATCGAATTAAGAACTCAAACTTCATCTTTAGGCAATGTTATACCTGTTGATACTGAGCCAACACCAGAACAGATAAGAGATATATTGCAGGTTTGTGGAATGAATTGCATCAGTAATTTAGCATATGGGACTTGCATAGAAATTGCAAATATCATAAATAAACATCAAGCTCAAAAGAAATAAGGATATAACGTTACGATGCAAAAATACTGCAAGTCCATTTTGGATTTGTTATACCTAACTAAATTTGGAGAATAAGAAATGAAATATAAGATTGAACAAATACTCGCTAAACACTCACAACAAGATCAGGACTATCATGGAGATTATTCAGATGCTTATATTGAAGCTGAAAAGATACCTGCAATAGCAGAAGAGATACTTGGTTTACATTTTTCTGATGTTAGTTGTATGTTTTGTAAATGGTTTGGTACTTGCAAGCATCAAAAAACCATATGCATAGATAAAGAATATTGCGAACATCAATTCAAAATTACAACCTAACGATCCGCTGGTAAAAGACTTTTAATTAACTTAGGAGAATAAGATGACAAAAGAAGAATTAGAAAAGAGATATATTGCATATAAGCAATGGGGTAAAGACAATGTAAATATAACATATCAACAGTGGTTAGAAAATTGCCTATTAGAAGAATTAAACGGTAAACTAAAAGTCCATTTACCTGATGTTATACAATCGTTGCCGATAAATAAGACAAAACTATGGGAAATGGCTCAAACTATAAGCGATAAACAGAAGTTCTCAATGGAGACTGAAATTAAATCAGATCAAGTTATGTGGGATTCAAATGCGAAAGATTGGTTTGATTGGCTAGAAGATGAATTAAAAGAGGCAATGTTGTTATAACATGGAAGTTGACGGAGTTTTAATTCCGTTTACTTCCTGTTATCGGACGTTTTAATGTTCGAAAGGAGAATTATGAAAATATGTATATACTGCCATAGGGAAGCAACGGACAGGCATCATATAATAAGACGATCGCAAGGTGGTTCTGATAATAAAATTAATTTAGCTAATCTCTGTCGCAGATGTCATAATATTTTGCATTTTAGCAAAGATACAGAACTTCAGAACAAGATTAAATTAAGGTGTTATGAACAAATAAGAGGTAATTTAGAATTGTGTTGGAAAGGAAAAATCCGACCTGCAATAATAAACAAACTAATAGCAGAGTGATATTAAAACTTGACATTTAACTGATTATTTAGTAATTTAAAACAGGAGGAAAGAATGAAAGAGAAGAAAATTATACAAAGAAACTACGGAAGCATTCCTCATCTTTCAACATCCAAGCTTACTCAACAAGCAGATAAAAAAATACAAATGGGACAAGAGTTAATACTCACAAAGAAAGCAAGAGACTGGAAAGATCTTATTATAGTTACTGAAAAGATCGATGGGTCGAATGTTGGAGTATATAATGATAATGGAAAAATTATAGCATTGACAAGATCAGGATATACAGCGGAAAGTTCACCTTATAAACAACATCATTTATTTTCTGATTACGTACAAGAGATAAATCATATATTTAAACAAATGATTCCTGATAAATGGAGAGTAGTTGGAGAGTGGTGTATTCAGCAACATGGAACAATATACGACTTAAAGTATAATGATCCGTTTGTAATATTTGACATAATAGATGAACACAATAATAGAATACCTTATCTACAGATGAGAGAGTTATGTTTTAAATATGATTTTGAGAGCGTTCCATTATTGCATATAGGTCAACCAATATCAATTAAGAACTCAGTAAAATTATTAAGTCAAGGATATTACGGACACCCAGATAAGCCCGAAGGTGTTGTTTATAGATTAGAAAGAGAGGGCGTTGTTGAGTTCCTTGCTAAATGGGTAAGGTCAGATAAACAAGATGGCAAGTTTATGGATAGTGAAACAAATAACTTAAACGTACAAGATAGGTATATGATATGAAAGAGAAGAAAACAAAGAAAAAGATAAAAGCATGAATGACTGGTTTAACATAAAGACAAAAGATAAAAAAGATATAGACATAAATCATACTTCAGATTATGAAACTAATCAGAACAATCTTAATGACAATAAGAAAATAAAGATAGTTGCCAAGGATGTAAGAACAAAGAACAGGATAAGAGATAAAAAGATTAAACAGGTTATTGACGAACTTCCAAAGAAAAACGAATATATCCATATAGTAAGCAACGGATCTTTTGATTATTTTAAAATCATACCGAGAATAATAGAACTAAGCAAAAAACAATTTGACTTATATGCAAGTACATGGACAATGAATTATGAAAATGCTGAAGAACTAATCAAGCTTATTGAATCCGGGGTAATAAAATCATGTATAATGATAACCGGAAAATACATGGAATCAAGAGAGCCTTTGGTATTTGAAACACTTAAGCAAGGACTTTATGATAATAACTGTAAATTATACGCATTTAAAAATCATTGCAAAATAATAGGAATGCAATCTGGTCAAGATTATTATGTAATTGAAATGAGTGCAAACTTCACAAGTAACACAAGAACAGAACAGTTGACATTTACCAACAATAAAAAACTATATGACTTCCATTTAAAATGGATAAGAGAGGTAAGTGATGACAACAAAAAGTAACATTTTAAAAAACAAAATGGTAAAAGCTTTAGTTCAAACGCTTGGAAATGTATCACAAGCTTGTATTATGTTATTTCCTAAAGATGAGGTTAAACAATATAATCAAAGAATGAATCATTACAAGTGGATGAAAAAAGATGAGGATTATAAAATAGCTGTTAAAGATATTGAGAATATAAGTATAGACTTTGCAGAACATTCATTAAAAGAACAAATCAAAGCAGGTAATACAACAGCTACAATATTTTATCTTAAGACTAAAGGAAAAGATAGAGGGTATATCGAAACTCAGCATAATGTAAATGAGAATAAAGAACCTTTAAAAATAGAAGTTAAAACAATCGATCAAGCAAATAAGTTAAAAGACTTGTAATGGAATTTACTAACACTTTCTGGAAGAATGTAGATGCAAAGAAACGCTATGTATTTAATCAAGGTGGTACTTGGAGTGGCAAGACTTACGGAGAATTACAAAAAGAAATAATCACAGCTTTAAATAGAAAAGTACATATATCTTGTATGAGTGAGACCGTTCCTCATTTAAGAATGGGTATGATTAAAGACTTCTTAGAAATAATGATCTCAGAGGGTTTGTTTAATCCAAAGAATTGGAACAAGACAGAATCAGCATACTCATTTGAAAACGGTTCTGTAATTGAGTTCTTCTCAGCTGATAATGCAGGAAAGGTACACGGTGGCCGGAGAGATAGATTACTTGCTAATGAGATACAAAACATATCATACGAGATATTTCACCAAGCAAGTATGAGAACAAAAGAACAGATCACAGCGGACTACAATCCGACTTCTTTATTCTGGGTGCATAATAAATTTCTTGATAATAAAGACTATTCTGGTCAAGTTGACTATATACATTCAACATACTTAGATAATCCGTTTATTCCTAAAGCTGTAATTACTGATATATTAACAAGAGCAAAGACGGATGAGAATTATCGCAGGATATATATTGAGGGAATGCCCGGATCAGTTGAGGGTTTGATATTTAAAGAATTTGAATTAGTTGATGAATTACCAAAGGAATATAAGATAAGAGTTGACGGTCAAGATTATGGGTTTACGAACGATCCGACAACACATATTACAGTACAGTTATCCGGTGGTGCTTTATGGTATGATGAGGTTATATATGAAAAGGGTTTGGTTAATCGTAAGTCTTCAGAACATCCAAGTATAGAGCAAAGATTAGAAGAAAATAAAATATCTAAATCACAGCTAATAATCGGAGATAGTGCAGAACCTAAAACAATCATTGACTTAAGACGTGCAGGATATAACATAAGAGGTGCGATTAAAGGCAAAGATTCTGTAATGTACGGATTAAAAGGAATGAAACAATATCCAATGAAAGTAACAAAGAGAAGTTTAAATCTGATTAAGGAACTCAGGAACTATAAGAATGTGTTTGATAAGAAAGCGAATGAATATATTGATAAGCCAGAGGATAAGTGGAATCATTGTATTGATGCTGCAAGATACGCAACAGGTAGTATAATTAAACCGAGTAATGTACTATGTTAAAGTATAATGAAAGAGATATGATTAACAAGATGAGTATATTTGCACAAAGACACGCTCGAGAATCCAAGAAAGTAGTTCGAGCGATTGCGTTTGATACCGGAGACCTTGAGAGATCAATCACATTCACAAAAGCAAAAAAAGAGGGTAATATAATAACGGTTACTGTATTTTGTGATAGAATGGCTTTAGGAAATAAGAGAGCAACAAAGTATAAATATAAACGCGGTGACAGAAAAGGTGAATCTTATAAAGTCAATAGATTATATCCGATATTCGTTCATGAAGGAACACGCAAAATGAAAGCAAGACCGTTCTTTACAATAGCATATTTAAAACTAAGAGAGCGATTAAAATTTTATCCTGATATAGAGGTGGTTAATAAATGAGCACACTACAGTCAATATTCACAATAAGAATGATTAAAGCAAGAAAAACACCTTACACCGAGTATAAGCAGAACGTTCCTAAGAAGTTGATAGAATGGACATTAAAGAACTCTGAAAAAGCACTTAATAAAGTACTTGAATTAAAAGCTTTGACTATTCCGCAAATGATTACCGAAGTTCAAGAGACAATCAGAAATCAGTTTGAAAGTGATTTAACAACACCTCGAAAAGTATTTAATAAGTACACACCCGCTTTATATAAGTACCGTAAATCAAAGTTTAAGATAATAAAAGCTGATTACACCGATAACATTACAGATGTCGATCAAAGGACTATTGAGTTATTAACAAACGCTGATATGATCTGGGTTCTGGAGTTTGCAAATAATACACTTTTAATGGAAGATATTACTTTGTTGTTAACTGAAGCACAATCTTTAGGTATGACAATGCAGGAAGCCGCTAAGTATATGACTGATATGTTCTCTGGTGCCAATCCTGAATTATTCTTTGAGAGATACGGTATGGCATGGAAAGAACGATACGGACAGGAAAACTATTGGCGGTTAGTTGCAAGGAATAACACACACCGAGTTAAAGCTTATGCTAATATCAATGACATGGAATATGCAGGGGTTA